CCGAGTACCAGACGCGTTTCTGAACTCGTATTCATAGAAGGTCGCATCATCCGCCTGAATGATGAAGGCGCCACCCTGATAGAATACCGGCTGTCCGGTGATGAAATTGATCGTCGGCGCGGGTATCGCTACAGTTTCCGAAATAGCGTTGCCCGTTGGGGAAAGCGCCGTTCTGACCTGGCCTGGGAGCGCGCCGGCGCTGTTGTTCAGAATCGCCGCGACTGTGCCCGAAGGCGGGGTGTGGACGACCTGATAGCCGCTCCATGGTCCGATAGTGATGGCCGATACCGCCGAGCCGCCAGCGACCGTTGGCGCGGCAGTGGCTGATGGGATATTGCAGAGGTAGAGATTAGACTGGCTCGTGATTGTGCTGAACGTGTTCAAGTACGTTTGCAGCGCGGCCAGCGAAGCGAATTGCGTCCCCGTCTGGGGATTGACCGGCAGCGCATCGTGATAGGTCACGTTTGTATTAGCCAGGAACAGCGTGGTTGCGCTGGTCTGCCATTGCAGGACGATCGACAGCCCAGCCCAATTGCCGCAACTCACGGTGCGCCAGTTCGATAGGTCAGCAACCGTCGTGGGGCCGTATTGCGCGGGAGTCTGGCTAATTACGCCCGTATAGAAATCCTGATATGTGTCAGCCGGTGGACCGAACGTGCCGCGATAGCAATAGAACTTGTTGCCTGTAATAGTAAAGGCAGCATTGCCGCTGTTTGTGTATTGCCACTGAATCCAGCTATCCTTTTCGAACAACCACTTTACGTTGTTCTGCGAAATGGTTACTTGATTGGTTCCCATGTTGTAGATGCCGCTGGGGAAGCGAACAGCCCGACCGTGGGTGCTGGACCAATTAGCCGCCGCCGTGAATAGCGCGGGAAGATTGACAGTGCCGCCGCCAGCTGCGGCATCGGCCGCCGTCCAGAAATAGCCCGTGGTTCCAAGATAGGTGTTATTCGCGATGATCGCTGCGGGTAGCGCGTCGCCTTCCATCTGGGTCAGTTGAGCCGCGGTCAGCGACAGCGATGTCAATGCGGGGTTGTCCACAGGCAGCGCGCCGATGGTGTTTGCCGTAAGCACGCTGGAGCCGCTGATTGTGGTGGTGCCGGGCGGCCCTTGGGGGCCAGTGGCGCCGGTAGCCCCGGGAGCGCCAGGTGGCCCCTCCACAACGCCCACATCGCCCGCGCCCGTGCTGAGCAGCGTAAGCGGCACGAGAGGCATCCACGCTTCGCGGCTGACCGTCAGGCCGCCCACGGTCTGGAACGTGATTAGAATGGCGTAAGTGGTCAGCGGTGTGGTCACGCTTCCGCCTGAGACAATCCACGTTAGTGTGGTGGCGGTGAGCGTGCTTGGTGTAAAAATAAGATCGCTCGGCCCCGGAACCGCCGTGACCGTTGCTATGTTGATTGTGTCAGAAACATCGTCAAGAAACGGCGTGCAATCCAAGGTGAAGTCAAGAGTGTCCCCTGGAGCCTTCGCGGGCCATTCCAGCGGCGGCACAGCCCCCGACTCGCCGGGCGCAGTATTGCCAGGCGGCGGCGGCAGAAGCTGAATTGTGCGTGCTACTGAGGGCATTAAACGCTCACAACGGTCATGTAGCAGATGCGCGAGACCATAAACCCGGCGATCGTGCCAAACGTTACGGTAATGTCGTAGGTAGTGCCAGCCGTGCCACCTGAAAAAATCCAGGTCAGTGCGGTTTCTGTGAGAACGTCAGGCGTGGCTATTAGGTCATTTGGACTCGCGGCAATCGTAACGGAGCCGGTATTTATAAGGTCATTATCAGCGTCCGCCAGAAAGGCGGTGCAATCAAGCGTCGAGTCCAGAATATCCGCGGTCGTCTTCGCCGGCCATTGCAGCGCGCTTTGCGGCGTAATGCCTGGGACCGGCGCTGCGTTGCTCGGCGGCAATAAGTAGATCGTGCGCCCCGGCGATGGCGTATCCGTCACGGCTTTGCAGTGAAGGTCAAAAGGCTATTCAGTGTCATGTCAACGCCTGGCGCAGTGGATTGCGTGACTGCCGAGGCCACGAGCGTAACCGTGGAACCCGCGGAAACATCCGCCTTGCCCACCTGTGTTTGCGAGGAATTTACGCCGTCCGCCGTGGAGCCTGCGGAGGTAACACCCGCGCCGGAAAATGACATGCCATAAGCAATGATGCCGGCGGATTGTGAGGAAAGGTTGAGGGAGCAAACGGCGGTCACAAAGCCATTGCACGGAGCCACGATGCTGGACGTGACGGTGTAGGTAGAATTGGCGGACGGCAATGTGATTGAGCTGCGCTCAATAACTGGATCTGGGTAAGTGAACACCGGATAGAGTTTCACGCCTAGCCAGCCAGCGCCGCCGATGTCAGGGTCTGTGGTGTTGTTATCGGTTTCCGATTGCCAGAACTGCCCTGCGTAGGACGTCGAATAAACAACCGCGCCAGCCGGATAGCCGCCAATTACACCGGAGAAAGTATTATCGTAATAGATCGGGCCGCCCATGGAATACCATTGAGCCCACGCGCTGATCTGCTGAAGCGTTCCATTGAAATCCTGAACAAACGGCGGGATTCCACCAGAGCCGGTTGGCTCCGCGTTAATGTATCCAAAGCCCTGTGCCCAGCTCGCATTCCCGGACCCTGCCGAAACGGTATCGGGGATCGGATAATTGACCAGCGTGCCGGCTGCGCTTTCAGCAAACGGCGCGGGAATCTTTGGCGGGATGTTGCTGGAAGCGACCATTATGTATGCACCACGGTTGTCGCCGTCCCGGAAGGCCGGGGCAGCACGCCACTATTGTTGATGATCGAAAGCTGAACCGGCGACGGTGTAAACGCGAAATAATATTCCATAGTCATGTTTTCGCCGTCGATAACGTAGCAGGGGCAGGTCGCCACGCATGAAGCCGTAGTGGCAGAGGGATGCGAGCCACCGCCAGATGTTGTATAAAGCCCGATGCCGTTCGGAGAGCCGTTCGTTTGCCCCGTGATCGTGAATGTGTCGGTGTTGCTGCCGTATGTCGCGACCACGTGTGCGCCGATATTCACGAACCCGGACTGAACCGACGTGACGTAGAGGCTGTTCGTGGAAAATTGCCCCATGAACTGCGCGGTACCGAATAGCGTCATGAGGATGTTGTTGATATACGGCACCGACTGATTGCCGATATTCACCAGCATTTTGGCGTAGATCAGCGTGCGAAAAGCCGCATCCGACAGCGCGTAGTTGCTTGTGGTGGGCTGATCGAAATAGAACGGCGCTTGGTTGAAACCCTGTCCGCTATAGCCCGGAGATGGCGTACCAGTCGGGCCAGTGAAGCCAAAATACGTTCCGCCCGAAATAGTGATGACACGTGTGACGCCAACGATGCGGCCGATCACGTCGAGGCCATAACCCTGCGCGGTCTGCACGTTCCACATTTTGGTATAGAAGTCATCAATGTTCGCGGCGGGATCAATCGCCGCGTTCATCGTATTGATCAGCGCATTGATAACAGGGCTATCAGCGTATTGGCTGATGACCGTGCTGGCGACGTTCTGCATCTGTTATACCAGCGTTAGCGCGACGGTGCCGGCCACCGGGATTTGCGCGATGGTGCACGCAACTGTGAGGCTTGTGGCCGTGCTCGTGCCGATATTCAATGCCGCGATATTGCTGGCCCAAGTGCCGAGGGCCGCGATGCCGGCATAGAACCGGCTGGCAAACACTTCCTTGCCAATCTGTGAAACTGGCGAGTTGCCATCGGTGCCGGCGAATGCCGATAAATACGCCAGCGTGATCAGGCCCGCCGCGTTATTCGGTACTGCGGTAGTGTTTGGGATCGACACCGCCATATTGATCGGGAGCGCCGAAGCGACCGTGTATGATACGCTGTAGCTTGGCCCAGAGCCATTATAGGCCGGGTTGGGGTCTTGCACCGTAACCGAGGTAGCCCCCGTGTAGCCGCAGCCTGGCGGCTTTTTGGTGAAGATGGTTCCGGCGATCGCCAGAGTGCCGCTCGCGCCTTCAAATGGGCCGTTGGTCAGCGTTCCGGCCGCGCCGCTGATGCAGCAAAAGATGCTGTTGGCGTTGAGCGTCACGCCGCCGATGGTGGCCGTGCTGGTGGCTGAATTGTCCACCACATAGGCGGACTCAATGCCGGGAATGGAAAGCAGCGCACCGAGCACCGCGGCGTTCGTGTTGACCGAATTACCCTCAACAGAGAGGGCGCGCCGGTATTCAAAAGCCTGCCGCGATTCAACGTTCTGGCCCTCCACCGCTGACGCTGTGGAGTAGCATTGATCCCAGCCGGGAATGACTTGGCTGATTTGAAACGTCTGCGCCGGGCAGGCGATGGGGCCGGTGACGGTGCAGCCAAATGAGAGTGTAAGCGTGCCGCCAGACGGGATCGTGCCCGTGCTGGTCGCGGTGTAAGTATTGCTATCCTCGGCGGTAACCGGCGTCCCTTGCGGGATGACTACGCCAGCCGCACCGATGCAGAGACATGATGGTGCTGTGGCAACGGCAGGCTCTCGCACGATGAAGTAATACCGCCCCAGCGCATCCTGCCACCGCCCCCGCGAATAGGCGGGGTCCATCATAGAGGTCAGGTAAAGAAACTGAGTATCCTTATCCGCAATGATCGCGGCCTCGGAACTCATCACCTGGCCCTGCGGCGTTTCCAGCGATGTGTTGAGCCCAGAACCGAACGCCGATGTCCAGTCCGTCTGCACGCCCGTCAGAATGGCCGGCGCGGTCGGCGCAATGTAACCCACGGGACCAAGCGTGGGCTGCGGAACAGAGGTTGTGTCGCTCATACGCTCACCACGATTGTGCCGCCGTTCACTTGCACTTGTCCGGTCAGTTCACGATTATTGCCGATTGCCAGGAGCGCCGAAGCGCTAGTCACTCCAGGCACCGTCAACGCGGCTTGCTGATACGCGGCCTGGCAGAACGCCAGCGAAACCTGCTCATTAAGAATTTTCGCGTTCGGCGTTCCCACGGCGGTGTTCCACCAAAGCTCGCCATAAAAGAGGCGGCAGGCGGTCGCCACATCCTGGCTGATGCGATACGGCTCGCTGCACACCGCGACGTTGCCTGACAGGTCTAGGCACAAATCCCACGTGTTCGGCACGAGGAATAGGGAGATCATAGCGGCGCTCCCGTGTCGCCGCTTCCGGTCGTGACGCCGCCGTGAAGGTGCGAACTGTCTACGCGATGCCCGTTATTCGTGATCGTGCCCGTGGACGATTGGCCGCCCGACGTGATCGTGTTCACCGCAGTGCCCCCGATCTGAAATACAATGCTGGATGTAGCGTTGATGATAATTTGGTTCGACGTGAACTCAATCCATTGTGTCAGCGCCTCACCCAAACTCGCGCCGAAATAGAAAGAATCCGCGGCGTCGAATTGCCGGAAGCTGCCAGGATTGGAAACCGCCCGCGAGGTTTTGAAGGTCGAAATGTCGCGATTGCATGTGACCAAGATGCCGGGGTCGTTTACTTGGGGATCGCAAACGATGCCGTTCGCGCCGCCCTGCACCCGGAAATAAGGCACATTATTAATGATGCCGTGCGGTGTTGCATTGCCGGCACCATCAATTTGGTTAATGGCAGGCTGCACGGAAACTGCTCCGATGCCAACTCCCGTTCCTGCCGGGCTGACCGTCTGCACAATGCAAGGCGTGATGGTAAACATCTTGCCCGTGAACTGCCGCATTAGAAAGTCAAGCGTATTTGCTTGAGAACCGCCGCTCGTCCAGTCGGATTGATTGTGGATCGCGCCGCTCATGACCCGGCCGCAAAATCACCCGTCAAGGCATAAACGCTTTGGAACCAAGCGCCGTTCGGCGTCTCGGCCTGCAAATCCGTGGTGATGTTCATGGGCGTCACCAGCTTACTCGCGTTGGGCAGGCTGCTTTTCAGCTGAACCTGCTTGGCGTTGATTAGCCCTGGGTTGAACAGCGTCGTGAATTGGATCGTCCCGATGCCAAACGTAGGGTAGCCCACGAGCCCGCTGCCTGGCCCGATCGTGATGCCTGAGTTTCCCCGATTGCCGTTCTGCGGCCACATATCCAGCGTTCCGCGCACCAAATCGGGATAGATGTTAAAATTGCCAGCACGTGCAACCGATCGCGCCATATCCCAAACCGAACCTGATAGATACGGGTTGCTCAGCTTTACCGAAACGCCATGGTTTTGAAGTGTCAACGCCTTTGGCTGCCACTTCGCCGCGAGCTGCGTCATGATCTGCGCTGCGTCAGTCGGGCCGCTGTAGCTGACCGGGGCGACGGGTGCCACGGCGGTATATAGGTTGGCAAATGCCGTAATTACCAAAGCCGCATCAGGCTGTCCGCTCAGGTCCGCATTGGCAAATTGAATGATGCCCGTAAAAATCTGAGTAAGCGCCCCTTCGTCTCCCGCCAGCACAGTGACTGTGTTTTTAAGGTTCTGTGTAGGGATCGTGCCGAACGTTGAAAGTTGGTTCATCTGCGACTGTGTAAGGCCCCAGACCGCAATACGCACCGCATTAGACGAAACCCCCCCAGCATCTTCCATGTGGACGTGGATTTTGCCGCTGACGGTAAGGTTATTCGACTGCGTTCCGTTGAAGGTGCCGGTCTGTAGCTGAAAGCTAAGCTGGATGACCTTTTTTGCGAAGCTCACGGATAATACGCCAATACCCAGCGCGTGCCGAGCCCCGCGTATTGCGGGTCATCGGTTCCCTGCGTGTCCCAAAAAACGAAATCTCCAGTAAAGCCTAAATAGGCGTTACGAATTATCTCGTTGCCGTTCTGGCAAAGCACTCCAGGCACCACAAGCGAACCATTGGAATAAACGTCCATGTAGACGTTTTCGTATCCGTAGGCGCCGCGCGTATAGATATTGAGTGTAACTTGTTGGCCGCCGAGGTTCGCATTCAATTGCTGCGATGCGACCGCTTGCACCGGAATTATTTGCAGGGAGGTGTAGGACATTACCCGCCCGCCCCAACAGGCGGTGGAGCAGCCGTCTCGCCCATGATCTGCGCATAGGCAGCGTTATTGGCTCCAAGTGCGCCCGTATTGCCGTTAATGCCCTGCGCCCACCCTCCATTGGTCTGCGCCTGCGTATCCGGCGTGGCCGTTGCCGTGGGGCTCGCGGAGTTGCCCGTGCCGAGTGAGGTTTGTTGCTGCCGGATTTCCGACAACCACACATCGATGATCCACATCGAGACGGCTTTGCTGTTTTGCAGGCGCGTGTCCCAATGAATGACGTTGCAATTCATCCATGAGTAAACTGGCGTGACGACGGCATAAAGATTCGTGTCCGTCCGCAACCCTTCAAGAACCGCAATAAAGTCCTCAAGCTGATCCTGATATACCGTGTATTGCAACTTCGCGCCAAATGGCAGCGCAACCTTGTTGTAAGACTGAAACCCGCCCTGCTCTATCGGATAGACCGGCACGTGCTCGTCCGCGGAAAAGCCGAATCCAATGACGGAATTATAGCCTTGTAGCACTTCGCTACCAGATGATGGCGAGTAGATGCCGTAGGCCGGATTATTACCAAGCCCTAGCAGCGACAGCACGGCGGAAACGTCTGCCTGCACCTGGGATATTTGACCCAGGATATTGCCGGCGACGTTGGGTAGGCCGTTGGGCATTTAATGCGGCCCCGATTGGTTTTGCGCTACCAGCGCCCAATGATGCGATAGGTCGCGCTTCAGTCCGTCCGCGTCCGTGGCCTTGGTGTTGATCGTCGTCGGGCCATTGACCGCAACCGTGATCGTTGTGCCGCCGCCACCAGCGCCCGCCAGCACGGGTGCCATGCGGTCCAAATACGATGCAGTTTCTTGCGGCAGAAATTGCCGCCAATTAGCTCCGTGGGCCTTGATGTCATTCCGAAGCGCGCCCTCGCCCATATTGTAGGCAGCAACCGCCTTGGTTACATCATGAAACTCTGCGTAAAGGTCGGTAATGTATTTGCGTGCCGCCTCACGCGACATGGTTTCGTTTGTTGGATCGGTCAGACCATATCGCGCGGCAGTAGCCGGTATAAACTGGTAACGACCGCGGGCGCCTTTTGGGCTGACGGCGTTGTTCCCGCTTTTCTCGCCAAGGTCGCGGATACCGTCCAGAATCGAGTCGATGCCGCCAGGCGCGCCGCCCGGTGAAACGGGCAAGGGAACAACTGGTGTCTGCCGTCCCGGAGCACGTCCATCCGCTTCCTCAGCCGCGATAATACTCGGGATCGTAAAAGCGTCCTCGCCCTGCTCCAGCAACTGCTGCGCGCGGGCCAAGCGCTGATCGCGCGTCCATGGCGTCGTATGCTTTGGATTATAAACCGGGTGGGCGTGGCCGGAAGAATCAACCGGCGTTGGCGCTTCCCATTGCGTGTTGTCTACAATCCGCGCGGCTTCGTCTTTATTGTGTTGATCCGCCTGTTTCTTGACCCACTCAGGCCCCCAAAACTCGGCGTCATTCTTATTAATTTCCGCATCCATTGCCTCTTTCGCGCCTGGCGCGAGAGGGTGCGCAACGTAGCGCAGAACCGCTATGAGGTTCTTGATGCCCAGCGTAAGCGCGGGCGCGGCCATCAGCATTACGGTATCACGCAGCGTGCCAAACGCCTGCGTTAGATCGGCGGTTTCCTGGCGCAGCTTCTCCGCATCGCCATACGGGTCCGCGCCACCAGGCGTATTCTTCCGCGCCTCGGCTAGTGCGGCGGCTTGGTCCTTATCGGACAGCCCCATAAAGCGAAGGGTGCCCTCGTCAAAGATGCTGCCAAGTTGCGCGTCAGCCTTTTCTTGCCCCAGTGCGCGCACGATCGGCGACATCTGGCGGATGAAGTCAGATGCCGACACCGGGCCATTCGGGCCGGTAAAATTCGGCATTGGCTTGCCGGCCACGGATGCGGCCTGCGCGGTCGCGAGAAATAGGTCAGTTGGCACGCGGCCAAAGCGAATGCCTTGCAGCGCCCGGTTGAGCCCCTGGATCGTGCCAAGAGCGGCACCAGCGTTGCCGCCAACCTTCTGCTCAATCGCCTTGCCCCAAGCGTCCGCATCCCGTGCGCCCATGCCTAGCGTTTTGCTTAGGCGGTCAATCGCAGCGTTCGACGTGACGGCATCTTTTGCCATCTCAGCGATGCCTGCCACGCCGAGGGCCGCGCCGAACGCGAGGGCACCTTTTTCGAGAACACCCCAGAACTGCTTGCCGGCGCCAGACGCCGCGGTGAGTTCTTTTTTCGTGCGCTCGGCTTGAGAGGCGGAATCCCGCAGCGCCTTCAGGCTTTTCTTTTGGAAGTCGTTTAGCTTCGCCTCGTCTAGGCCCATTTTCTTGAGGCCGACAGCAAACTTGTCTTGCTGCTTGCTGGCCTCTTGAAGCCTGCGCGTGAAATCGTCAGGCTTTAAGCCCAGAGTCACAACCAATTGGTCAATAATTGTTGTGCTCACGGCCTTTTCGCCTCGCTCAAGAGCCGCGTATTATACGCCTCCACGTCCAGCAACTCATGTAAGTTGTAGACATCCTCCAGTGTGTAGCGATCCTTCAGATCAGGAATCGTTACGTGGTGGCAGAGGATGAGGGGGGCGAAGATTGCTGGGACGTTGACAGGTTCGACAAGTCCGGCTGTAGGATGAGGGCGGTCAGCGCCTGGAGGAATTTTGGGCCTGCCTCGGCCAGCGAAAAACCCAGGTTGAGAGACGCCACCTCCTCAAACAGCTTATAGATCGTTGAGGATTCCGCGATATCCTCGCCCCGCAGCTTCAGCACAACGGCGTCCCGCTCGGGGTCCGGCATTGTTTTGACGCAGGCGAAAAGTTCCTCCATCAGCGGTTCTGCATCCGACCATTCGCACGCGGTCAGCGCTTGCAGGCCGAAGGAGACGATGCCAGCCATGCCTTGCTGGAGGATGCCGGCCGGCACGTTGCCGCCGGATCGGGAGACCGCCAGCGTGGCACGAGAGGTCCAGCGCACCCAATCCCATGCGAACATTTCCGTGATCTGAAAACGCTTACCCTTGTCGCGGTTGTCTGCCTCGATGGTGACAACCTTAATCTTGCGCGCGGACATTTAGAGCCCGGTCACTTGCACTTTTTGCCACTCAACCGCGAAGGTCTGTGGCATCAACAGCTTTTGCGCATCGGGCAGAAACTTCCTGGCGCGCAAAAAGCCGTTGGTCATAATCGCGACCTTCTGCAAGCCCGTATACGTGATGGTCCCGTAAGCCGGGTATTTCACCATCGCCAAATCCTCGCCCTGGCCCCAAGAATCGAAAAACGATTCGGTCGGGGAGTTTGCCATCTGCTTAAACACGATGGTGCGCGCGACCGGCACATAGCCGCCGGACAGGATGCCGTCCAGGCCCATCATGGTTTCGCCGGTATCCACGTCATTGATGGCGTAAATATCGTCTGGCGCGAAACCCTGCAATACTGTGAGAGCAACAAGGTTTGGCACCGCCAGGGTGATGGTGATTGCCGTTACGGAAAGGTCTTGTGCCATGATCGCGCCTCCTTACTGCACGTCGGTGGAGGTGAGATTGATCCGCTGAATCTGGCCGCCATCGCAGTACCAGAGCGCCGTAATCGGACTGCCGCGCTGGCTGCGCACCGTTGGCCCAGGATCGGCCACCCGGATATAGAAGCCAGTATTAACCAGCGTGGTCACATTCACGCCCTGCGATTGCAGAGCCGAAATCTGCGAGGCCGAGAGAGTAATGCCGGGGTTGATTGCACCGAAGTTGAGCGCCGCCGCGACCGGGCCAGTCGAGACTGAAACACCGTTTCCCGCGGTCGGCACGCCGTTGTACAAGTATCCCTTTACGGTGTCGTAACCCGGCTGGTTATAGGGCAGATTACCGTTCTGCATCAAGCAAGCGGCAAGTGAAACCTGGCACGCATTATTCAGCCAGATTTGATTGATATACGAATCCCACCAGTCAAACGCACCGCTGATCGCGCCGGCCTGAAATTGGTTGTAGTTATTGCCCTGGCCGGAATACTGGCCGTAAAAGCTGTAGCCGACAGCGAGCGCATTGGCCTGATACGTGGAATTGGAGACCGTTGTTGCCAGCCCGGCCTGCGTAGAACCGGCGAGGCGCTTCCGTCCGTTCTGTACGTTCCAGTTGATAGAAGCTGCCGTGCCGAGTGCAGCCCAAGCCGTCGCCTGCAACTGCGCAAGCGTGGCGTAGCTGGAATCGTAGCAAAGCGGCAGAGTGCCGTTATAGCCGTATGTGGTGAAAATCTGATACCCGGCAGAAGTCGTATCGGTGCCGGACAGCGGAACCTGGGAGCTATCCCACATCGCGTACCAGTAATCGTCGCCTGGCGTGTTGTTGATCCAGGCCGCGATGGCAACCTTGTCGTTGGTCGTCGGTTCAAAAACCGAACCAAGCCCGGTCCAGTCCGAGTTGATGGCAACGATCGCGTTCATCGCCGCTGTGATCGCAGGCAGACCCGTAATCGCCGCACCGCCCTGGCTGATAATGGCGCCCTGTGCCGCCGAAATCTGCAACACCGGGAACACATTGCCAGAACCGCCCGTGGGGAAAGCGATGGTGGAGTTAGCACCCGTCGAGCCGGACGAAATCAGGAACGCCGACGCGATGCTGTCAAACGTGACCGTGGGGAGCTGTGGCTTGGCGGTGATCGTGGTGGACGCCGCGGTCTGGCTGATGCTGACCTGATAGGTGCCCACGCCTCCCGTGGTGCCCGTAAGCTGCGACACGATGAGGGTGTTGGCGGTCACACCGCTGCCGCTGAGCACCTCGCCCGGCGCGAGCGTGCCGGATGACACAGCGCTGACGGTGAGGGTGGTTGTGGAGATCGCGCCCGTCACGCTAGCCACAGTGGGCTGAGCGGCCTGTAGCGCCGTCTGGATCGTCCCTGCGGCGCTGCTGTAGCTGGTGGCGCTGGCGAGGTTCAGGCTGCTCACCGTGAACGTGCCGCCGTCAATGACGATGGAGAAGCCGCCTGCCGTTATTCCGGTGATGCCGCTATTGGCAAAAGTCGTATTGCCAAACGAGCCGCCACGTAGGAACGCGCCGAGCGCTGTCGAGTATGGGAACTGTGCAAACAGGATAGCGCCGGGCTTGGCGGAACTGTTGTCGTAGCCGTTAAAGTAGAACGGTGCATTAACCGCTTCCGTGGCCGCGCTGCCGAAATACGAAACAACCGCCACAGCGGTCGGGAAGGACAGGACCACACCAGACGGCATGCGCGGGTTGTTGGTCAGAATCAACCCGTTCATCACGAGGTTGGAACCGCCTACGGCCAGCACCCCCGGAAGGACGCTGACAAGTTGGCTTATGCTGCCCATGAAGGCGCTCCTTTAAGGCGGGAAAGTGGCATCGACGTTGAACACGCCACCAGTCAGCGTGTCGGCCGATTGGCTCGCGTAGGTAACAATCGGGTCAATCTCGGCGGATAGGTCGAGAGACCAGCGGTATTCGTATTGGGCCTGATCGTTAATGAACGTCAGGTTTCGCATATCGCTGTGATAGAGCGGGACGACGCCCGTTCCCTGCATTGCATTGTATGCGTATTGATCGCGCCAAAGTGCTGCAATGTAGGTTGCGGTATCCTCAGCCAGCGGGCCGTAACAATCGACCTGCACGTCCATGCGAAAAGTCGTGGTGACGGAGCCAGTTGTGACCGCCAGGGTGCCACTGCCCGATACCGAAATTGCGTCAACCGGCGTGGAAAGCCGTGGGCGCATGAGCGGCGTCATCTTGATCCAGTTCGGACCTGATGACAGAGCAACTTGATTTTGCTGGCCCCGCGAAATTTGACCGTTCGGGACGATACCGAGCCCGGCGATGAAGTTGCCGAACGCCGTCATCGCCTGGGCTTCGGTGAGTGAGAGGGATAGTGACATTTAGACCCCTCCCGGTTAGTGTGTGCGGGCTGCGGCGCGCCGAAAGGCGGGACGGGTTTCATGGCCGGGAGCGTCAGCAAGGCGCTTGGTGCCCGGATTGGGTTCAATTCCCAGCGTTCCTTGCAAGCGCCGCAGCGCCTATCCCTGTTGCGCCACCAGAACACAAACCCAACCGCTTTGTGTCCAAGGCTCTAGAACCGCAACAACCAGCCATGTTGCGTTGTTGAAAAGCAGAAGATCGCCACCCTTGCCCGCCAGGCGATCCAATCCCTCAATCGCGCCGTTTAAGTAAACCTTCCGATAAACCCCTTGCAGGTTCAGATTTTCGACTTGGCGCAAATCGCCGGTTGAGGCCGCCTGCACTTGAAACGTCTGGTTTGTGAAAGGCTGAAAATTTGGGGCCTGAGTGTAATCAGCATTCACCGTCGCGCCGGATGACACCATGACGGTGCCGACGACGGAGGGATTGACACTGCTGATGTAAGCGCCGGCAATCGCGTGCAAGTTCATAGCCCGGCGGGCAACCGGCGCCAGCCAAAGCTCTCCTGTGGTTCAGGCTCAACCGCCTCCTGCGATTCTGCCTGCTCAACCACATTCTCGGGCGATCCAACCACGTAGGCTTCAAAAAGCCGGGCTGATGCGATGATGGCGTTTGGATCGGTTTCGTTCTTGGCCGCCAGTTGTAGCGCCAACGCGCGAACCTCGAATATCGTCATTCTTCAAGCTCGAAGTTAACGGCGCGCCGCATGTCTCCCGTGTCCACCAGTGGTTTGTCAAAGCCCTTGCGTCGAACGGTCTCAGGCTTCAGTGGCGGCGACACAACGGCGTCAATTTTCGCCACCAGTTCGCCCTGCATTTGCTCGCCCATTTGTTTGAGCGACTTTTCAACATCATATTTTGTTGAAACTAGAACCTTGCCGAGATCAGAGCCCCAATGCTTCTCGCCATCGGCAATCATCGGGCGGAAGAACGGGCGGGCAGGAATGGTGAATTTGTGCGCTTTCGTGGTGAGCGTGTCGCCCTTAAAGTCCTTGCCCACGAAACGCGTACCGATATGCGCGCTTTCGCCCTTACCAATCACAGCGTCAGTGATATAACGCGTGCCGCCTGGGTGCTCCCACGTTCCGCCGAACTCGTGAATAGACGCGATGTATGCGCTTGGCAGACCGCTTTCGCTTTCCGTGGAGCCTTCCAAAAAACCCACATTCAGCGTTCCCGGCTTTGCGACCTTCGCGGCCAGTTCCGCCAGCTTCGCCTTGAGTGAAGCACCGCCCTCCAGCGTGGCCATATTCTCAACCCCACCCCTGCACGCGCCCAACGCCCAAATAGGGACGCGGGCCTGGCGTATAGTAGCCAATGCGGAACGTCTTCATAGCCTGGAACGCCGCGGCACCATACTTCGTCTGCATGAACCACGCGGCCGAGCCTGGCACCTCACCCATGTCAGCCGAGACCGACACGGAGCCTTCCGAAACATCCGACACGCGGCCCACAAGCGGCGACGATGCCTGACCGTTCAACGGTGCATTCAGCGCCGCGATGTGCGCCGTCAGCATGTTCAGGATCAGGTCACGCGCGCCGCCCGTTGCCGCGTTACAAGCCGCACTGCACGGGGTGTTGTTGAAATACAGCCCGGCCTCGTTGAAGTACAACTGCGCGAGCCCAGACGAGACTGTTTGGAACTCGGGATACCGGAGTATCCATTCGGCGTAGTTGAAAACCACAATGCCGGTTGAGCCGGACACGCGTTAGGCCGCGCGGCTTGCGGTTTCCAGCGCCGTGATGGCGCCGCCTTTAAGCTGCTGGCGCTTCTTGGGCACGCGGGCATCGCCAGCCGTGTCCAGGGGCTCCAGGCCGGTGCGCTGCTTTTCGCATTCACGAGCCTGCGCCTGCACGCTGTCCGACTTCGCGTGAGCGAAAATCAGGCGATTGCGCACCATGTCGCCGTCTTTGTTGGCCGCGTACCAATTTTCCCACAAATCTGCGGAAACATTGTGCGTCAACGCGAAGCCGCTGGCGATCATGCCGCGCTCCGCGCCGATGTCCAAGCGCCCCGTGCCTTTGATGACAGCGAACTCGCCGGTCGATACCGCAATATCAACGTCGCGAGTTCCGCCGCCCATCACGGGTTCAGTGCGCTTTTCCATACGGAAACCGCGCATAACTACGCCGTTCGGCATTTTGCAGCCGACCGTTACGAATCCAGGCATGAATGCTCCTGTGTTGGTTTAGCAGCCGGTCATGGATGCCAGGGCAAACGGCTGGCGAATAACCGCGCCGAAACTTCCCTGCGTGGCCTTTTGCTTGAAGGACGAAAGATCGATGACGATCTTGTGCGTCCGCAGCTTTTCGTTGAACGCGCAGTAGCCGGTGTCCTGGCCGCCCGCGCGATCGGCGATAAGCTGAATCATGTTGCCGGCGGCGAGGCCCTGCGGGTTGGACCCCGAGAGCTTGCCGTATTGCACCGCCGTTTCCAGGCGAATGTTCGGAAAGCTATCCTTCAGCATCATCATGGTGGTGAGGCCGAAGGTATTTACGAACTTCAGGGCAACCTGAAGGGCGGGCGACATCGAGAGGGTCAGCGGGGTTTCCATGTCGATTTCGACTTGGCCGCTAGACTGCGCCACCATCTGCTCATAGACCGAGATGATGTCGTTGTAGACCTCGTTCGCGGTTGCGTTCGGAGCGCCGCTGCTCGTAAACCACGTTACGCCGCCAGCCTGCTTCGAAGCTGGCGTTAGCGTAGCCGACAGCGATGGGTCGTTGAGCAAGCCGTAGTTCAGCAAGCCGGCCACGCCATAGAAATAGGTGAGGTTCTGGTAACGGTTCAGAATCTCAACAGCAGCCTTGTCGAGTTCGGCGGCCCACTGGATACGCGCCAAGCCGGCGCGCTCCATCTCCAGTTCACCGTATTCCTTGATGATCTGGTAGAGATAAGCTTGCCGGTTCGGGAAAT